CCCGCGCCCACCGCCACGTTGGTCTTGGTGACGTTGGCATCGGTCAGCAGGCCCGGCAGGTTGTGCTCGGCGTCGCCGTACCAGATGGCGTTGTTCTGGTCGTTCTCGATGATGCGCCGAGCGCCGACGGCCTTGAGCGTGTCGATGGGATAGCCCAGGCGCACGCGCTGCTGCTCGCCGATGTCATAGCCGTAGTGCGCGGTGTAGGGCCGAATCGGCGTGGTCCGCTTGGTCACGGTCGCATCAGCGCTCGGGCCCAGGCTGCCGTAGCCCTTGCCGGCCTTGGCCCCGCCGAGGATCAGGTCGACCTCCGGCCAGGCGTAGCTCTTGCTGCCCGGGGGCGGCGTTTCTGGCGCCACCGGGAAGGCCAGCGTACCCGTCAGGTCCGCGTACTCGGTCATGTGGACAGTGGTCGACAGAAACTCGAGGTGCCGCTCAAAGGCAACGGCGTCCTGGCGACTGACCACCTGGCCGTCCAGGCCCATCCAACCGTCGCGCACAATGCGGTCTGCCACGCCGGCAAAGGGGTTGCCCGGGATCTGGTCATGACGCAGGTGCATCCCCGCGGTTGCCATCAGGCGATCGATCTGGTTTTTCATGGGATGCTCCTGGGTCAGGTTTCCTGTACTGTCAGTTCGCTGCCGGCGCTAAGAGCGCATTGAGACTTACGGCAGGTTCAGTTCGATCTCGGCGTAGCCGGCTGAAGCGGTGCCACCCTTGACCCAGCGGGCGCCGGCCACGGCCATCGCTTCGCCGCCAGCGGCGACATTGCCCCACATGCCCTTGATCTTGGCGCCGTTGGTGGTGAACCGGAGGAACACCGCATCGCCGACAACCACGTCCACGTCGATCTTGACGAACATGCGGCCCTTGCGGCGGACCGGCACGCTGTCGTACTGGGCGTAGCTGGTGGTGCCCGACGGCAGCGACTTGTCGTCGTAGACCGCGCCGACGCAGAACTCAGTGTCGGCCGCCGGGGCGCGCACCGAGTTCTCGCCGCTCGTGATGTCGATGACGACGCCGTAGCCCAGTGGGATTGCGGTCGCGCCCTCGTTGACAAAGTTGTCGTCCAGGTCGCCAGCGTTGCGGCTGTTCAACATGCCGGCGTAGCCAATGGCCGGGGTGCTCACGGTGGTCTGGGGCATGGTGTCCTCGCTGGGTCCCGGTCTTGCCGGTCAGGGGTTCAGGGTCGGTCGGGCTGCGGACTGCTGGCTTAGGCCAGCTTGCTCGGGTCGATGCCCATGGCGCGGGCGCGGCTGATGAGCGTCGCCACCTGGCGGTCGCTCATCTTGGGATCGGCGCCGTCGGTCTTGGTGGCCATGTTGGTGCGGGCCTGGTCGACCGGGCTGGTCGGCTTGACGCCTTCGAGCGCGGCGTCAAAGCGCGCCTCGATGTAGGCCGAGCTCTTGTCCTTGAGGTCCGCGGTCGGGGCCAGCTTGGCAACCACCTGGGCGCGCAGCTCGTCGTCGGTCGCGTCCAGCTTGGCCTCGGTGCCGAGGATCTCCTTGGCCTTGGCCTCCAGAGCCACGCGGGCCCGGGCCTTGACGTCGGCGCCCTTGAGCTGCTCGGCCGCGTCGGTCTTGACCTTCTCGGCATCGGCCTTGGCCTGGTCGCGCTCGGCTTCCAGCTTGTCCGCCTTGGTCTTGAGCTCGCCGGCCTCGGCCTTGAGCTTGCCCAGCTCCGCTTCCTGAGCGTCCAGGTGCGAGGTGATGGCCTGAGCGGCGGCGCCGTCCGCGACTTCGACTTGCACGCGACCGATTCTGATGAGCATCTTCGTCCTCTGCTGCGGCGCTGGGGCCGGTTCGTTCTTGGGGTCGGTCTCGTTGACCTGCTCGGCGCCGTCCATCCGCACGCGGACTTCAGAGCCGTGCCGGCCCCTGTCCACCAGGGCCACGTGGTTGCAGCGCCGGTTGGTCTGCACCGCGTCGTAGTGCTGACCTTGGTACTCGCCCGACCGCGCCACAAGTGTGCAGGTGTAGCCGCAGCTCAGCTCGCGCGTGCCGGCCTGCAGGCGGTCAAGCCCGTCCTTGCGGGTCACAGAGAGCGGGGCCACGTTCTTGCCACCGGCAAAGGTCACGCCGTCGCCCAGCTGGCCGATGACCACCTGCCCCGCGTTGTCCTTCTTGACCATGTCGGCCGGGTGGCCCAGCGTCATCGGAGCCAGCTTGCAGCTCTCGAGCCAGGCCTCGTCCTGCAAGGTCTCCGGCGGCACGTACTCGTACAGCATCGAGCCGTTGTCCAGGCGATAGCCAAACACGCCGACCCGGGCGATGGTGCCCTGGCCGCGGAAGAACCCGGTCTTGGGGTCAAAGCCCGATGCCGCGTCCAGTGTGACCCGGTCCTCGCGGTACACCTCGGCCGGCGCGCCGGGGTCGGCTGCATCGGTGCGGTAGACTGGGGCTGGGGATCTGCGGGTCGGCATGGCCGCTAAGGTCGCGGCGGGGCCTGGGGGCTACAAGTGCGCTAGGGCTGTGGCGCCTTGGCAGCTTTCTCAGCGAGGACCTTTCTTGCCGCTGCCCTCGCCTCAGCAGGATTGCTGTAGAAGGTCTGGTCGGATGCCGGGTCTAGCGCAGGCGTAGGCGCCTTCTGACCTTTCGGCCAAATGACCAAGTCGCCAACCTGCCCGTCGGGACCTTCAGCGCGATACATTTTCGGAAGGTCACTCATAACTCTCCAGAATCTTTCGCATGAAGGAAAATAGGTCAGGTGCCTTTGCCTTGAAGTGCTTGCGGTCATTGAAATACAAGGCGAACGCCTCCGCCCAGGTCTCACTATAGCCCGCAGCCTCCTCTTGCGCAAGGTAATCTAGCGGGGTTGTCGCCTCAAATGCTGCCTTGATCTCACCTGATTCTCTGGCCGCGTTGACCACTGCCTTGAAGTCATCCGTAGTCGAGATGCTCCCATGTAGATCGTCAAAGGCGTGCCCAAACTCATGCTTGAGCACATTGACCCCGCCGCCGAATCCGCCGACCGCAACGACGACGGTCTTGGACTCCGGGTCGTAGCCTCCACGCACATCCTTCCATGTATAGCCTTCCGGCCATCCGCGCGGGCGCACGTCCTTGAGCTTCTCAAAGGCCGGTGATTCTGTGACGTTGTTGGTTGGGAGGTGCAGCTTACCTCCCTTGGCCGCAATCGATTCGACCAGAGGCAACGGCAATTCCGAGATGTCGTCCCGGTGGTGGATAATGCCATCTGCGGTACCGCTGGCGAAGTCCTCAAGAGACTTTGGCGGAGACAGGACATCCATGCCCGTGCCGCTCGGCTTGTCCGGCTCTGCCTGCGGAGACGCCTGCTCCTTTGGCGCCTGCTGCGTTGCCTTTGCCGGCTCGGTTGCCTTTGCCGGCTCGGCTGCTTTGGCCTTGGTCTCCTGGGTCTGAGCTGCCTGCTCGGCAGGCTTCGTTTCAGCAGTCTTCGCAGGGGTCGCCTTGACCGGCTTTGCCGCAGTCGCCTTGGCCGGCTCGGCCTTCTTGGCCGGCGCTGCCTTCTTGGCCGGAGCTGCCTTGCTCGCCTTCTTGGACGGGCCGCCCTTCTCTGCCGTCACCGCCGCCGTCTTGGCCTTGAGCTGCTCGGCCGTCATGTCCTGGGCCTCGCGCTTCTCCTTGTCCGAGACCACCGGAATCGCCACGCAGCGGCACTGGATCGGGTGGCCCGGGTGGCCCTCCGGCGGCGGCTTGTCCCAGGCGAACACCAGGCCCTGCAGCGCCACGTGGGTCGGCCGCTCGCGCTGATCCATGGCGCCCTGCCAGCGGTAATGCGTGATCCCCAACTTGGTCATCCGCGCCTCGGTCAGCGCGCCGTTGTACTTGTTGACCTGGTCGCGGGCGATCAGCCGGGCCCGCCGCTCGCCGATGCCCTGCTCGGCCTGCAGGTCCTTGGCAATCGTCTCCCAGCGCTTGCCGCTCTCGACGCCCTTGCGGACCTTCTGCTCGATGCGCTCCCGCATGTCCTCGGGGATGTTCTTGATGAGCGCCGTGTTCTCGGCCATGAAGCGGTCGCGGGCCGCCTGCAGCTTGGCCGCGCCCTTGAGCGGCTGGACCGACAGGCCCAGTTCCCTGGCCACCTGGCCGATGCCGGTCGAGTTGATCACCTCGACCTTGTTGGCCGCTTGGGCAACCACTTCTGCGGCGGGGAATCCCTCGGCCGTCTGGCGCGCCTTGACCTTGAGCTTGTCCAGGCCGCGGAGCACGCGGATCGGCACCGGCTTGTCGCCGGCGTCCATGCGCTCTTCTGCCGCCAGCTCGGCGAGGATCGGCAGCAGCTCGGCCCGCAGAGCAGCCGACACCGCACGCACCAGGCGCAGCAGCTGGACCATGTACCAGCCCTCGACGGCCAGCGGCGCCGGGACGCGCGAAGTCCTGACCGGCGGCATCGCTGCCAGCTCGGCCAGGCGCAGGGCGTTGGCGGACTCGGGGCTAGGCTGGCTGGGCTGGGCCGGGACCGCCCGCAGGCGCGGGCTCAGGCGCTGCGGCCGGGTTGGCCGGGTTGGCCGGTTCCGCGGGGTTGGTCTGCTCGGCCGGGGCTGGCGACTGGCGGGCGGCAAGGTCGGCCTCCTCGAGAGCGGTCGTGATGTCTGGGTTCAGCGGGCAGTCGATGTCGCCGCTTGCTCGGACCTCGGAGGCTTCAACGGCGCCCATGTCAAAGTAGAGCTTGTGGGTCTGGGCCTTCTTGAGCTTGCGGTCGACCTCTTTGTCCTTGTCCGGCTGGGTCAGCGGCTCAGGCTCGAGCTTCCAGGTCTTGGGCTCCTGGCCCTTGAGCGGTCCTTCCTTGGCCAGCATGATCAGCCGAGTAAGATAGGTGATCTGCGGGGTTACGTTGCGCACCCGGGCGCGGTCGACCTGGTTGTCCCAGGTCTTGGTGTCCTCGGTCGCGCCGGCCAGCTTGCCCGCCTGGTTGCCGTAGAGCTTGGACTGCGGCATCTCAAGCGACCCAGCCAGGTCCAGGCCCAGGCGATCGAGCAGCTCGGGCAGGCCGGTGATCGGCATCCCCATGCGCTCGTAAGTCTCGTAGTCCGAGTCGATGAGCGCCAAGCCGGACATCGACAGGCCCATCTTGAAGGCCGTAACCCGGGCGGCGATGTCCTCTTCTTTGCTGGACGACATCATGCCGGCGAGGTCTTTGACCTTGAGCACGCCCTGCACAAAGGCCTGGCCCGCCGTGGCCGCGCCCTCGACGATCTGCTGGTAATTGCGCAGCGGCCCGTAGGCGCTCTCGTAGGCGCTGTCGCCCCAGCTCTGCAGCGACTGGCGGCGGTCGTCGGTGACCCGCTGGCCCTCGAACCGCAGCACCCGCGTCCAGTGCCAGCGCGTGCCCGTCGTGCCCGGGGGCTGGACATGGTAGACGGCCGGCAGGCCGTAGTTCGGGCTGTCGGGGTCGCTGTCCCACTCGCCCTCCGGCCGCACGTAGCGCCGGTCGACCAGATGCAGGTACTTGACCTTCTTGATCCGGTCCAGGGCCAACGGCTGGTCGAGCTGTTGGCCGTCGTCGGCGCCGATGAGCAGCGCCGCACCGCCGAGCACGCGGGCCCAGATGTTGGCGTCCTCAAACTTGGTCTTGACGCCCAGGCGGGTCCACTCGTCCTCGATGAGATCCTCGACGGACTTCTCGCCTTCCTCGCCGTCCTCGTCGATCTCGAGCTCGTACCAGGCCTTGATGGCGTCGGCGACGATGGCCTCGGCGTAGCGCTGGGCAGCCCAGTTCTCGCGGTACAGGTCCAGGCATTCGGTCTCGGTCAGGCGCGGCCGGGCAACGTAGCTGCCAGAGACGCGGCTATCCTTGCCGGTGATACCCAGCATCGTGAATAGGTTTTCCCACCCGTCCTTCTGGATGATGTACTTGGCCGCGGTCTGCAGGTCATTGCTCATGGGGGCATCCTGGGCCGGCTATCGCCAGCGGAACAGTGATTCGGGACCGCGGCTCTGGCGCAGCCACGCCAGGGCCTGGGAGGTGATGTCGGCCTCTTCGTCGTGCTCGGCCTTGGGGAAGGTCAGCATCTGGCTCTTGTAGCTGATGAGCCACGGGGCATGTTTGGGCAGCAGGAAGTCGCCGCTGGCCATGACCCCGGTCTCGGCGATCAGGCGCAGCTGCTTGCTGGCGCAGGGCTCGGCGGCGACGACGCGGCCCACCTTGCCGCTGGCTTTGGCCACGCGGATGAGCTCGATGCCGTTGCCCTTGTCCTCGATGACCAGCACGTCCGGCTTCCAGAGGCCCAGCTGGGCGAGCATGAACTCGGTCAGGCCGGGCAGTGCCAGGCGTCCGGTCCAGATGTCGACCACGTAGGTCTTGGGGTTGACGTTGTCGAAGACACCAATGCCCGCGGGGTCGTTGACTTCCTTGTCCTTGAAGGCCGTGTCGATGGACATGACCCGCAGGGCCTTGGCCCGGGCCGGCAGCTCGGCGTAGTAGTACTCGAGCCAACCGGCCTGAATGACCTGGCCCGCGCTGGGCACCGGCGTCTGCTGGTACAGCGCGGCCCAGAGGTACGGGCCCAGGGTCCGCTCGATGGCCTGCAGCGTGTGCAGCGGGTAGCGGCTGCTGTGCAGGGGATCGCCGGCCTGGCGCAGCAGGACGCCGGCCTCGCTGTACTCGTCGTCGGTGGCGATCGCCGGGTAGCAGACGACTTCCCATTGGTCGCCGCCCTCTTTGGCCTCCTTGAGCAGCCAGCCGGCCAGGTCGTCCTGGTGCCAGCGAGTCATGGTCAACAGGACGCCGGCGCCCGGAGCGAGCCGGGTAAAGGCGTTGGCCTGGTACCAGCGCTTCTGGTCGGCGCGGTAGTCCGGGCTGTCGGCTTCCTTGATGCCCTTGACCGGGTCGTCGATGACCAGGACGTGGGCGCCGCGGCCGGTCATGGGTCCGCCCACGCCACTGGCGCTGAGACCGCCGCCGCGGGTGGTCTTCCACTGCTCGACGGCTTCGCGCTTGTCGCTGATCCGCAGGTCGGGGAAAGCGGACCGGGTCTCGGCCGAGCGGGCGCACTCGAGCGCATCGCGGCTGAGATCGTTGGACAGGCTCTGGCCGTAGGTGGCCAGCATGACCTCATGGTCGGGATGGTGGCCCAGGTGCCAGACCGGGAAGCGCCGGCTGACGATCTGGCTCTTGCCGTGCCGGGGCGGCATAAAGACCATCAGCCGCGGGCTCTGGCCAGCTGCAACGGCGGCGCTGAATCGCTCGAGCCGGCGGCAGAGGTCGGCGTGCACCCAGCCGGCCACGTAGCCCGGCGTCGTGTCCTCCACGTAGGACATCAGCCGCTTGGCCCGGCGGGCACTGGCCACGATGGCGCGGGCCTGGGCCGGAGGTAGCGCGGCCAGGGCCTCAGCGAGCATCGATGACCTTCATGATGAGGTCGAGCTGGTCGGCGGTCAGGCGCTCGCTCTCCGAGCGCGCCGCGTTCTCGATGTCCGTTTCGCTCTTGAAGTTGCTCAGGCCCCAGACTTCCCGCTCGACCAGGATCCGCTTGGACCGGGCGTCGCTCAGCGCCTTGAGGCTGCGGGCGCGGTCAGAGACGCCCATCTTGGCCGCCTTGAGCTCCTTGGCCAGCTGGCGCTCGAGCCCGGCCAGCTCCGCCAAGTCCTTGCGGTGCGAGACGATCACGTCCGCCGTCCGCTGGACCGCTGAGGCAACCACATCGGGCTGCGCGGAGATCTGGCCCGTGACCGGGTCGACCGCCGCGGCGGTATTTTTTGCCGCCTGGACGATTTTGCTTTCTAGCGGTCTTGCCCAGTTGCGCCGCTTGGCGGTGGTGCGCACCGTCGCCTCGGGCACTTTGTGCTTCCGTGCGAGCTCGCGCACAGAGAGCGGGCTCGACGTGTAGTCGGCCTCGATGGCTTCCCAGTCCGGTGGTGTGGTTGTCGCGTCGGCCATAAAGCGCAGAGTTACGCGCCGAGCGCGCGCGCAACAGTGCGCGCCGAGCCGCGCATCAGGGCGCGGCGGGGGCCCTCAGCTCGGACAGGGGCCGGCGCTTGTCGACAAACACTTTGATCCGCGGCAGGTCGAGCACCCAGGCCCGCCAGGCATCGGGCTTGGGCTTGGCCGTGGGCAGCATCTTGGCGATCCTCGGCGTCATGCGGATCGCCTCATTGACGGCGTGCTCCATGTCGTGGGCCCAGAGGACCTGGGCGGCGAGCACGCGGACCTCGACGGTGCGGGCGACGGTGGACAGCGAGATCAAGCGGTGGCGCACGTGGGGCAGGTGCATCCAGCGGCCGAGTTGGGCGGTGGCCTCGCGGGCCAGGACCGGATCGCCGATGACAGAGGCGTAACGCAGCACCAGATCGAGCACCGACTCCGGCTCGGTGACGCGGTGGAAGTCGGTCAGGGCCTGGGCGATGCGGTCCTTGTCGGTGCCGTAGGCCAGCGCGGTCAGGGTCTCCGAGCCGGCGATCTTGCGCTCGCGACAGGCCTGACAGCCGGTGATCGTGAAAATCTTGGCCATTCTCGCGAACTTCTGCGCCGCGAGCAGTAGCTCGGTCAAAGAGTGATCATCGGCCTTGGACAGGTAGTCCTCGGCGTACTGCCGCATCCGCCGCCGCACCAGCTCTGAAATAGCCATGGAAGCCCTGCATCGCTCGATTGCTGAGGCCAAGTGTCGCCGCTGTTTGGCGGGTCGCAACTTTTTTGCTGTGGGGGCTTGACGGCGGATCTAGGTAGGCCTAGAGTCAGCTACACGAGACAAACGCATTACAGAGGATTCAAATGGACAGCAAAAAGCCAGACCTGCTAACCCCGGAAGAGGCTGCTGACGAGCTGCGCATCACCGTCCGCACCCTGTACCAGATGATGAGCGACGGCAGGTTGGTGGCGAAGCGCATCCGCGGCATGGACAAGGTGCTGATTCGGCGTGAGGACTTGAACGGCGTGCTCGAGGACTGGTCTCCGCGGGCCAAGGGCTTTGCGAGAAAGGCCGGCGACACTGAGGCCGGCGAGTAGCTCAGTCCCCTTCTGCCTAGGAGCCCGCGATGCGAGACCAAGCACTGCAATACCTGACGATGGGGCTGTCGATCATCCCGCTGCGGCCACGTCCAGAGCCGGATATCAAGGAGGTCGCCAAGATGGCGGCAATTCCTTGGAAGCCGTTCCAGACGGAGCGGGCGACTGCTGAGCAAGTGCAGGAATGGTTTACCCGCTGGCCTACCGCCGGCATCGCCATCATCACCGGCACGATCTCCGGGGTCATCGGCGTCGACCTCGACAACCAGGCCGCGATCGACTGGGCCCACGCCAACCTGCCGCCCACGCCGTGGGTGACGATCTCCGGGCGCGACGAGCACGGCGAGCACTGGTACTACCGGCACTCCGGGCACGACATCAAGAACGGGGTCAAGCTCAAGGTCGGCGACGGAATCAAGATCGACATCCGCGGCGACGGCGGCTACCTGGTCGCAGCTCCGTCGGTCCACCCCAACGGTAGCGTCTACACTCAGGCCGGGGATTGGTCCGTTTCGGTGCACGATTTGCCCGCTTTTCCCGCTGCCCCGCTCGGTCTAACGGCGCCTGCCACGGCACCGGGATCAAGTAGGTATTCCCGGGAAACTACGCCCGAGCCGGCGATTCGTCAAGCGGAATCGGCCAAGGCGACAATAACCGAAACCCCGTCGGTTATCGGCCGTCTGCTCAAACCACGCGAAGGCGCTCAGAGAGTCGCAGCCGGCAGCCGGAGCTCCAATCTGGCGACGGCGCGATCGCCGGACCCCGCACCCGTGGCAACCACTCGTCCCGTGCCGGTGGAGCGAGCGCGGATGTGGCTGGCGGCAAAGCCCGCCGATGCCGGCGTCGGCGAGCGCAACAACGCCTTCTTTGCCTGCGCGGCCGCAGTGCTCAACGACTTCGAGCTCACGCTCGAGGAGGGCCTGCCGCTGCTGCTGGACTGGAATCAACGGCTTGCCCAGCCGCTCGACATCGACGAGGCCACCAAGGCCGCGCGATCGGCGATGCAGCGCGCCCGCGGACCCAAGGGCGCCAAGCTCGCCGCAGGCACCCGCACGACCGCCACCGGCCGCACGCTGACCGCGGTGGACGGGCAGGGCGAACCCCGCGATCGGCCGACCATTCGCGTGTCGATGGCCGAGCTGCCGCGCATGGTCGACGAGGGCGCAGAGGCCCTGATGGCCGAGCCCGATCTGTACCAGCGCGGCAACGCCCTGGTGCAGGTCCGCCAGGACGGCGGCAAGAAAGTGCGCCACCTGCTCCGCCCGCCGGCAGAACCCGCGATCGTGGGGATGCAGATCCCGCGGCTGCGCGAGCTGCTCGCCCGCTCGGCCGACTGGGTCAAGCTGACCAAAGACCCGGACGGCGGCTTTATTGAGACCCCGGCGCCGGTGCCGGAGATCGTCGCCCAGGCCCTGGCCGCGCGGCCCAGCTGGCCCTTCCGCCCGCTCGAGGGCATCGTCGAGTGCCCGACCATCCGCTTGGACGGATCGATCCTCAGCGACCCCGGCTACGACGAGGCCACGGGCCTGCTGTACCTGGCCGACGGCACCGAGTACCGCATCCCCGAGGCTCCGACCCTACAGGAGGCCCAGGAGGCCCTGCAATTCGTCGCCACCGAGCTGTTCTCAGACTTCCCCTTCCCGGCCGAGTACCACCGCTCGGCGGCGATGGCGGCGCTCTTGACCGTGGTCCTGCGCCCGGCCATCGCTGGACCCGTGCCGATGTTCCTGCTGTCGGCCTCGACGCCCGGCGCCGGCAAGGGCCTCATCGCCCACGTCTGCGCCACGATCGCCACGGGCCGGCCGTCGACCCTGGTCACGCCCTGCGAGCGCGAGGATTCGTTCAAGAATGCCATCACCTCGGTGGCGCTGTCGGGCTCGCGGGTCATCCTGTACGACGAGGTCCACACCGTGGGCGGGCCGACCCTGCAGTCGGCGCTGACGCAGTGGACCTGGTCGGACCGCGGCTTTCACACCCAGTCGATCATCACCGTGCCCGTGCGCTGGGTATGGTTCGCCGCTGGCCAGAACGTCAACATCGGCGGCGACATGCACCGCCGCGTCATCCAGATCCGCTTGGAGCCGCAGACCGAGTCGCCCGAGGACCGGACCGACTTTCGCAACCCGGAGCTTGAGCAGTGGGCCCTGGCCCACCGCAGCGAAGTCGTGTCGGCGGTGCTGACCGCGGCCAAGGCCTTCTGCCTGGCGGGGCGCCCGCAGGCGCCGATCACCCCGTACGGCAGCTACTACGCCTGGTCGTCACTCATCCGCCAGATGCTGGTCTGGGCCGGGTGGCCCGACCCCAACTTGACCCGCGACGAAGTGCGCGAGGCCGCGGCCGAGGCCCGCGGGCCGATTGAGGCCATGCTCGACGGCTGGCGCACGATTTTCGGTGATCGCGCGGAGCGCCTGGCAGATGCGGTTGCCGAGATCCGGACATGCCGCAACCAGGTCGCTGGGCACGACATGTGGACCGCACTGCTGGAGTTGGCTGGCACCAAGGGCAAGGACGACATCGACACAGATCGGCTGGGAAAGCTATTCCGCCGCATAAAGTCTCGCATCTATGGTGGCTTTCGCCTGCTGTCGGAGCCAGGTCGAGCGGGGACTGTGCGGTGGCGGGTAGCGACTACCGGTGGGGATGGTAGGGATTGGGTGGGTTCATTGCAGTCTTCTGAGTCTCAAAGCTCAGAGAAAAAACAAGAACAGAGTAGTTACAGAGAACCCCACCAACCCGACCAAACCCCACCACCTGTGGTGACATCCCAGACCCCAGCCACCCAAGCCCCCGCCGCCACCGGGCAGTGGGAGGACTGGGAGTTGGTCGAAGCCTTGACGCGCTGGATGCAATTCGTCGGGCCGTGCTCGGTCGAGTTGCTCGACTACCTAGCGCCGAGCTGGCCGGACATGGCGGACTGGGCCTCGGCACCTGCAGACGGCCTGAGCTACCACCAGGTGGCGCGGCAGGTGGCGATGCTCAAGGACGAGAAGGCCGACGAGATCATGGCGCAAGTGGCGCGGCAGGCCGGAGCGCAGCTGTTCGAGCGGAACATCCAGGTGGCAGGAAACTGGCGCACGTGGAGATGGTGGGCAACATCGGAGGACACCCTTACCCCGTGGCTCGCCTGGTCTCGCCAGGTCGTCACAAGGAGACATCGCCGATGACCCGCAAGCTCCCCCTCAACGACGTCTTAGAGCGCTACGACACCGCCGTGGAAGACCTGTCTGCGCTGCGCCGGGCCTACGCCTGGGCAGTGGCCATGTACGGCGAGGGCCACCAGCGCGTGGCCCAGGCCAAGAGCGAGCTGGCGCTGGTGCTGCTGTCGCTGGCGGTGGAGCGGGGCAAGAAGACGATCAAGTGCCGCACGCTGCAAGAGCAGCCGCTGAGCACCGAAGAATTGGAGATCATGGCCGGCCCGGCGCTCGATGGAGTGTACGGCTGGACGATGGTCGAGATCCGCAAGGCGCTGCTGCCCGAAAGACGGGCGGAGCGCCAGGCAGAGAAGCTGGCCGCAGAGGCCGAGGCCCGCCGTCGGCGGGAGCGGCTAGAGCGGCGGCTGCAGGCGTAGCGAGGCCTCATCCCCGGCGGCCGGCACAGGGCCGACCGCCGGGGAACTCGCCGGAGCGGAGAACCGCAATACCCGAGAGGCTTTCCTAGAGCACTCAAAGGGTATTGCGCTCCCCGCTCCAGTCCAGAGGAAACAGCAGGACGGAGTGTGTAACCATGCGTAATGTCGAGTTGGTAAATTTTCTGAGCAAGCTGGATCGGTCGAATTTGCGCGATCTCGGGATCGGCGTTGGCCTGTGGCGCACTCAAATGGGCGACCGGTTCAACGACGTGGGTGACCACATGGTGCCCCACGGCGACTGGACCGGTGTGCAGGCCTTGGCGCTCATCGAGCTGGGCATGGCGGACTGGATGGGCGGGCATCTGGCCCTGGTGGCACAGCTGTTGGTGGCGATGACCAAGGCCCTGAACGATGCCAGCGAGCGCGGGCGGCCGATCACGGTCGAGAAGTTTGCCCAGGCGTGCATCAAGGCTCCTCAGCAGGTGCCGCACGCTGGTCTGGTGCTGCGGATGCAGATGGCGGCCGCGGCGGCGCTGTACCACGGTGTGGACGTCTGGCACGCCTGGAGCGACGACAACGGCGACGTGTACTCGGTCGCCAACTTCGACGCCGGCGACCGCAATGAAGCCCTGCCGACCGACAAGGTCTTCTACCTCAGCGAGACCCTCTAGCCAGACCAGCCGACGGGCGGCGGGGCCAGGACCCTTCCGCCCGGCGGCGTCCTATCATCCTA